ATACGTTTTGCTTTTTCAGCCTTTGTCATTTCACCAGAAGTTTTAGGGGTTTTAGTTGATACTCTTTTGCTTGGTCTGCAATATGGAGTTCCTCTCTTCTCTCCTTTTTGTCTGCCACAAGCCTTGCCAGTACGAACATCTTTCCAATCTTCTTTAAACCATCTTTTTAATGCAAGTCCTGATTTTGTTTTACGAACAGCCATTAGAAAATCCTAGTTGTTTTCCTTCTTGAATCCTCTACTTGTCCACAACCTTTTGCTATGAAACCACCTTTGTTCATTTTAACTACACCACCCATAGCTTTCTTTTTCGCCTTTTTAGAAGATTTGCCATAGTTAGCAGCACCAACCTTACGGCATTTTGCTATAGCTCCACTTGCATAAGCAC